CGCGCGAATTACCCACGCCCAATGACCCCGGAGGGACCCGTGCGGCCTCAGCGTGCCCCGGCAAGGGCCCTCTCGAGGCTGCTGCGCAGGTAGACCCCGAAGCGGCGCTGCACGACCTTCTCGCCGATCTCAGCCATGGGTAGGCGTGGTCTGTACCGCGACCGCTGGTCAGTGGCGATGAAGTAGGGGAACAACTGCTCCCTGCTGCGGCGGTAGATGCCGGGTGGGCGATCGCCACCTCGAGGCGTGCCAACAAAGAAGCCACCGCGTGCGTTGCCGCTGAGCCCCTTCTGGATGCGCTTGATGGTGCTGAGGCTGACGTTGCCCGACCCATCCCGCTTGACCAGGGAGGTGGGCTGCAGCTGCGCGCCTGCGGGGATGGTGCGTGTGCCGACCACATCGGCCAGAAACTTGCGCTCGAAGCCCTTCTGCGGGCGCGTGCCACCAGCGACGCCGAAGCGCAGGTAACGGGCACGGTCTCGGCCCTGCTGGTCGTTGGCATAGACCTTGGCCTCCAGCTCCCGCTTGTTGGTCTTCTGCACCAGAAAGGCGGTCTGCGTGAAGCGGTTAGGCCTGTCGAAATATTGCTGAGTGGCACCGTTCAGCGCAGTGCGCGCATCGAAAGCGGTGCTGTTGATCGCCTGGCTGATGGCGAACGGGAGCTGCTTGGTCATGGCATCCGTCCAGCGGATCGCCTTAGGCAGCTCTGACTTGATGTCGAGATTGATGGTGGCCATGGGCCAAGGGTAGGCGCGAGCCGTGGGTGAGGCGAGGGAAAACGGGTGAGATCGGCACCTGTCAACCTGCCGACCTCGCCTACGTTGCCCTTATAGGCCCTTTTACTACACCCTCCCTCTCCCCTTTTATATATTATTACTAAGGTTAGAAGGTTAGTATAGTTAGTAAAAGGGCTGCAGGACAGCGGTTTTTGGCCTTCCAACCTCATCCGGCAGGTTGGACAAACACCCATTTGTTCCTACCTTCCAACCATGCGCGCTTCTTTTCGTATCCCAGCCCTCTCAAGATGGACGCGACCTGCATCTGGTCGGCACGGCCTTGGCGCTCCACCGGCTTGCCGATCGCTTCGGTCAAAAGCAGCTCGCTGGTAATGGGCCGGATGGTCCTGCGATGGGTGTTGAGCCACTCCTCGATGGCCGACTGCCATGGGCTGTCCACCAGGTAGGTCTGGTTCTCCTGGTCCACCTGATCGGCATGGTCGCGGGTGAGGTGGTTGGGCTCACCGTTGCGATAGGCGGCCACGGCAGCCGACCAGATGGCATCCCGCTCGAGCAGCAGGCCATCGACGGGGATGTGCGGGGCAGCGGTGACGGGGATCACCCAGAAACGCCGGTTGCCGGTGTCATCGACCAGGAAGCCGGTGTCGCGGTTGGTGCTGCCGACGATGATCGAGCGCCGGGGGTAGGACTCGGTTGTGCGCTGGTAGGGGGCGCGGAATAGGTCGGTCTGCTGGGTCAGGAATGCCTTGATCTGGCCCGCGTGCTTACGGCCGGTGATGTGATCGAGCTCTGCCCACTCCATGAGCCAGGAGCGGTGGAGCACCATCAGGTCGTCCTTGCTGCCGATGTCCCGCAGGGCATCGCTGAACCAGAGGCCGCCGAGGTTGCGCCAGAAGGTGGACTTACCGCAGCCCTGAGGCCCCATGAGCACGCAGGCCGAATCATGCTTGCAGCCGGGCTCAAATACGCGCCGGACGGCGGCGATGAGCGTGGCCTTCAGCATGGCGTCGTAGAGGCTGCCGGGCTTGTCTGTGGGGCGGAGATAGGCCGTGGCGAGGTGGTCGATCGGCACCGGTGGGACGTGATCGGCGACGTGCTCGAGGTATTCGCGGACCGGATCGTGGGGGTTCTCAAGTGCGACGACGTGGACGGCATCAGCGGCGAGATCCTTGGTGACCTTGACGCCCTGCTGTGAGAGCTGGAGGTAGAAGTGCTCGATGTGCTCAATGGGCTTCTGGTCCAGCTCGATCGCCTTGGTGAAGATGTTCCAGCGGATGCGTTCGCCGAGCTGCTGGCGCAGCAACTGCAGCAGCTCATTGGACTCGAGCTTTAGCAGCTTGTCCGGCTTGGCCATAGGCTTGTCCGGTCCCAGTGGGTGGGATGACTGAGTGGGCCGCTCGGACCTGGAGGCTGGGCGGCTCTTTTCATGGCCGGCCATGTGGGCAAGGGTGCCAAGGCTGACGCCACCAGCTGAAGCGTTGAAGGTGCGCCACTTGGCATTGCATACGCCGGGCTCGAACTTGCCGGAGATGGCAGACCACTGGATCCAGTCCTGGAGGAGGCTGTCATCGCCGACGCTGTGGAGGGCCATGCCGACCTTCACCCAGGCGTCGTAGTCGTCGGCATCTGCTGCAGGGATGCGGTCGAGGAACTCACGCGCGCGGCTGCTGTCGGTCTCGGGGAGGCGAAGCAGCGGGGCCGGATCTGGCTGATGGCGCTGCATCTGCTGCAGCAGGGTGGATGGCGCTTCGGCGAGGGGCAGGTCTGCGGGAGAGCGGCCCTTGATCCAGCGGTAGGCGCCGGTGATCGGGTGCGCGCCGGCGACAACGGACTGGCAGCCGGCCCAGCGCAGCTCGAGCTGCTCGCCCTTGATCGAGGATCGGAGCTTGGTGGTTTTGATCGTGGCCCAGAAGGGCTCGGGCACCTGGTAGATGATCTGGAGGCGGCCATCACGGCCGGAGGTGACGGCCCAGGACTTGGGGAGATCGCGCAGGGGCGCGCCGATCTGCTCGAGCACCTCTGAAGCGCCGAGGCCGTCGTGATCGACAAACAGCAGGCCGCCGGACTGGGGACCAGCGACCACGCCAACGGCTACGGCACGGCCGGACTGGATCTCAGCGCTGAGCTGCTGCTTGTCGAGGGGGTGCTTCTGCCACTCGGGCTGATAGGGGCGCTTATCGTTGCCGACTGCGACTAGCCCCCAGTGATCAGGGAGGAGGTCGAATTGATCGAGGAGTGGGTGGGCGGTCATTCATCGGACCTATGGGCTCTCGGAGTTTAGGGACTAGGTAGGCAGGTTGGAAAGAGCCAGTTCAACGTCTGCAATAGAACGCGCCACTGCAGCAATCCCACCCGCGCCTTGGACCACACCGAGCCATGCCTGCTGCTCGGGGCGGATCCGGCCGGTGGCGGTCTTGATCTCGATGCTGCAGAACACGGCCAGGCGCCTGCCCACCATGTCTGGGGTGACGGTGATGGTGCGCCAGCCGATCAGGTCAGCGCTGCCGCGCGCCAGGCCGAAGGTGACCAGCCGGCCGGTGCGGGGATCGGGCAGGCTGCCACAGTTGTTTCTGTAGAGCCTCAGGTCAGGGCGAGTGCCTAAAGCCAATCGGATCTCCTGTTGAAGGTGGGTTTCATTTGCCGACATGCATGGCCTCAAAACGCCTACGCACAGTCTTGCGCGACAGCCCAAGCAGCTCGCTCCACTGGGTCAGCGTGAGACGTTGGCCGTCATGTTCGACGTAGACGCAGCACCTCCGATTATTTTGCTGCTGCTTGCGAGTAGCCCAGCGGCAGTTTTCGGGTGAATAGCCGTGATCGTTGTCCATTCTGTCGATAGTTAAGCCTTGCGTGTAGCCGCTCGCATCAGCCCATGCCTTGAAGTTGCGATAGTCCCGCCACTCCGCGCAGACGGTGATGCCCCTGGCTCCGTAGTTGCGAAATGCCGTGTGGTCGCTGTTGTGGCAGCGACGAATCATCGAATCCCAGACCCGATAGAGCTTGCTGTTTGAGTCGGCGTGCTTGGTGTGCCGACCTCGCAGGCATCCGCACGCCAATTTTTTGCCCGTGCGTTCGTAAAGGCGGCTCTTTCTGATCACGGTGATGTTGCCGCAGTCGCATTGACAGCGCGCCATCTGGTAACGCTGGCCATTCGATGCGTCAGCCACCACGATGAGCAGGCCAAAGCGCTGGCCGATCAGCTCAGTGGGAATTGGATTTGGCAAGAAGCAAGAGGGAGGCACTGCTCCCATCTTATTACGTTCTCGCCCTTGCAGCGTGGACCCGGTGAGCCCAGCCCGGGGAGTAGCCACGCTCCTTGGCCACAGCAAGCAGCTCGGGAAGAGTGCGGGCTTTGGCTTGATTGCGGCGCTGTTGCGCACCCAATATGCGGCGATGCTCTTCCCAGATCTTCTGGTTGTGGCGTTCGATTTCAATTTGCTCCTCAACCGACTCCTCACCCCCGCAGAGATACATGCCGGGAATAATTCCGTCGTAAGTGCTTTTTTTGCGCAGTTCCTGCAACTCACCCTCTCGCTGGTGGATTTCCCGCGGTGATGCTGTGCATTGTGCTCCACAGCATGGGCAGACCGCTGCGGGCTTGAACGCTGCAAAGCATTCGGGGCATGTCCGAACCGATGGTGCTGATTGGCCTGATGCGCGCGGTGCCCCATGCTCAAGCGACCATGGCCGTACATCATCCGGCCAACCGTGACGGATGACGTTACCAACGTGGTCGAGGATGATGGCGTGCTTCTTACCTGGCGCTGGCCTAAGCACCCGGCCGACCTGCTGCAGATATAGCCCCAAGGATTGAGTGGGCCTGAGCAGGATGGCGCAGCCCGCTGCCGGGATATCGAAGCCCTCGCTCACCACATCAACGGTCACGAGGATGCGGGTCTTGTTATTGGCGAATCGGCCGACTACGGCATCGCGGTCTGAAGTATTGCCCAGCAGCAGTTCAGAGCTGATACCAACTGTTGCAAATGAGTCCCGAACTGATACGGCATGGTTGACGTTGCAGCAGAACGCGATCGCCTGTTGATCGCCGGCCAGTGTTTGGTAATGCTTGATTGCATCACCAGTCACCGTTGGTCGGGTCATGGCATCCGCGGCTTGGTCGATGGCGTAATCGCCGGCGCGTCGTTTGATGCCTGATAGATCGGCAACCATGGGTGGTGCATAGATGCGGGCAGGTGACAGGTAGCCGGCTGATGTGAGCATCTGCACCGATGGACCCTTGATCAATGTGTCGAAAACGTTGCCGAGACCTTTGCCGTCAAGTCTGCATGGCGTGGCAGTCACGCCGATCAGTGGGACATCAGGCCAGTGATTGATGATGGTCTGCCAGCTGCCAGCTGCTGCATGGTGGGCTTCGTCAATGATGATCAGATCTGGTGGCTTGGTGACCTTCTGCAATCGGCGGATGAGCGTTTGCACCGATGCGACCTGAATTGATGCGTTTGCACCACCCATCCCGGCGGCGATGATGCCATGGGCCACACCTGCATCGGTGAGCTTGCGGCTGGCTTGGGTAACCAGTTCACGGCGATGGACCAACACCAGACCGTTGCGGCCTTTGGCTGCGATTGCTTTGGCGATGGCTGAGAAGATCACGGTCTTGCCAGCGCCAGTTGGCGCCACCAGCAGGGGGGCCTGGGCGCCATTGCGGAATGCAGCGCGCAGATCGTTGATGGCCTGCTGTTGGTATGGCCTGAGCTGCATGGGGTTGCATCGTGTGAGCTGATGCTATAGGATTTAGGAGTTCCACGCAACCCGCCATGAAAACGGTCTACCACTACGACATTGAGCAAGGCACTGATGAATGGCACGCGTTGCGCCGCGGTGTTATCACTGCCAGCACGGTTGACAAGCTATTGACTGGCACCGGCAAGCCAGCCAACAACGACACAAGCCGAGCTCAGTTGTATCAACTGCTTGCCGAACGCATTACCGGTGAAAGCGAGCCATTGTTTTACAACGATGACATGGCTCGCGGGCATTTGCTCGAACCCTATGCTCGTGACTTGTATAACACTTATTACGAACCCATCACAGAATGTGGATTTGTAACAATTGTTAAAGATTCCAAAGTAATTGTTGGTTACTCCCCGGATGGCTTAGCGGGAGATGATGGTTTGATTGAAATCAAATCGCCACGTCGCAAGACGCATTTGAAATCGCTTCTTTCCGATGCAGTTCCTAGTGAGTACATCTCGCAAGTTCAGACCGGTTTGGCCGTTACAGGCCGTAAGTGGTGTGACTTTATTTCTTACGCTCCAGGGCTTCCATTATTTGTTCACCGCTGCTATCCAAATGCAAAGTTAATTCAGCAAATTTTTGAAGCAATTGAGGCCGCTGAACTACAGTTGGCGGACTTGATGTCTGCTTATGTAGCACAAAGATCTAATTTCGTATCAACGGAACCCATTCAACCCGAGCAGGAGATTGTGATCTGATGGATTTAACAACAACATTGGCCGCAAAAAGCAACCAATTGAACACTGATGATTTAATTGCCGGACCAATTACCATAACCGTATCAAAGGTCACGGCTGGCAGCACACCCGAGCAACCTGTAGCCGTGCATTATGAAGGTGATCAAGGCAAGCCATGGCAACCTTGCAAAAGTATGCGTCGAATCTTGGTGACCGCTTGGGGACCTGATGCTTCACAGTATGCAGGGCGCCGTATTACATTGTTTCGCGATCCCGATGTTAGTTATGGTGGCGTAAAAGTTGGAGGAATCCGAATTAGCCATTTAAGTAACATCGATTCTCCGCTTTCTATTGCGTTGACGGTGACACGTCAAAAGCGTGCTCCGTATCGTGTGGAACCTTTGACAGCATCAGTTGCAAAGGTCAAACCTGACAAGCCGGTTGCTGCACCTGCTGCTGCTTCTACCGATGACCTCTTCTGAGTTTTTGACTGACCTGCAACTGGCTGAGCGGTGGCACCTCCACCGCCAGACGTTGATCAGGTGGCGGTCCAGTAATACTGGGCCTGCCTTTACCAAGATCAACGGTCGCGTGCTCTATCCCCTGGCCGAGGTGGAGCAATACGAAAAGGCCAACACTATTACCCCTGACAATCAATGACTTTTAAAGCCAACGGCGCACTGTTCAAGAACACACCTGAGAAGCTGCAGGAGCGCTTCAAGGATCGCTACGACCCTAGCCGTAACTATCCGGCGTTTGATGGCGTCTTCAGCATCAAGGAAGATGACCGGATGGAGTTTGCGTCCTATGTGATGAACGCCAGCCCCAACGATCGCGGTGAGATTCCGGTCAAGATCAGCGGATGGACCAAGCAAGCGGCCAGCGGCCAGAACTACCTCAGCCTTGCCTTCGAGCCTGACTACAAGACGATGAAGGCGATCGAGGAGGCTGCGGTGGCACCAGCTGCTGCAGCCAGCCTTGCGCAGGCCACGGGAGGCGTCGTGAGCGAGATCACCGAAGCCGACCTGTTCTGATCACATGAGCTCGAGCTCCAGGCGCGCGATCTCATTGACCGCGGCTTGGAGCATCTCCTGCTGGTGGTAGCACTGGCGGAGGAGCTGAGCCGCGACGCTGCCGGCCTGGGGATGCTTCTCCAGCCGGCGGCAGTCGGCCTCGATCTGAAACTGTTTCTCTGGCGGGATCTCAACCGCCAGCCACTTGCCGAAATCCATCTTTCTGGGGCGGAACTGCCCCATGGTGCCCATGAACTGCCCGAAGTGCAGCTGCCCCCGCCACCGGGCAGCGGTGACGAACAGCAAGCCCGCCGACCAGACGGTGCGGCGGCGGGTGTGCCTGGACTGCGGCCACGCATGGTTCACGGCCGAGGCGGAGGTGAGCCGGTACGCGGTGGGGTGGTGCTCTGGGCACGCGAGCAAACCGGTGCTGCGGGTGCCGGTGACGCTGACGCTGAGCCACGTGGAGGTGGGGCAGGTGGGACCGAAGCCGCGCCAATGTGAAGAACTGTCACAGCCGGGATGATGCGCTGCCGGCGGTGGGCCATGATTAGCGCACGGCCGATGAGGCCACCGCTTCTCCACCCATGCTCACCACCACTCTCTTGGTGATCTGGAAGCTGCTGATCCCGATGCTGCTTCTGGTCGCCGTGATCGACTGGCTGACCGCTTCAGATGATCGCCGCGTGCGCGTCCTGCGCCGCACCGGCCTCAGCCAGCAGCAGATCGCCACCCGCCTCAACCTGTCCCGCTACCGCGTCCGCAAGGCGCTCGCCGCATGATCCGCGTCACCCTCGCCGCTGCAGCGCTGCTACTGGCAGCGCCTGCGCAGGCCTCAACCATCCTGCCCAACCTCTACGCCAAGACCTTCTGCGAGCTGCGCCAAGCCGGCGCCAGCAAGGAAGACGCCCGCAGCGCCGCGATGCAATCCGCGATCATCTCGGGCGACGACTGGACGTGGATCACGATCGACGGCCGCCGCCTGAAATCCGACGTGGTGCTGGCCGTTCAGGCCGTTATCAACCGCTGCCCCGAGCTAATCAAATGATCTCCAATCCCATCATCAATCGCATCGCCATCGTGGTACTGCTGGCCTGCCTCTACGCCGCCGGCTACGACTCCGCCAAGCAGGAGACCGTCAAGGCGCACCACAACTGCACCGCCGAACACCTGCCGCTGAAGCCATGACCCCCCGCCGCTTCTACTTTCAGATCCGCAGCGCCAACGTGCTCGAGTGTGTGCTGGCCCACAGCCTCACCGAGGCCAAGCTGATCGCCGCCGACACGTGGCTGCAGTGGTGGTCTGAACTCGAATGGCTGGACTCCGAAACCGTTACCCACCCGATCACCCATGGCTAAGACCACCGGAGCAATGCTGCCGTGGCAGTGGCGAGACGAAGACCAGACCAGCCAGCACGGTGACGGCATCAGCAGGCCGCGGCCCAAGGTGCGCACCAAGGAGTTCCGCGTGATCGTCTACAAGCCAGGCGCGCAACCCATGATCTGGATCACCCGCGCGGAATCCAAACGCCACGCCAAGCGCTACGCCGAGGCCCGCTGGCCCGGTGCTGCCGTGGAGGTGGTGGGATGACCACGCTGGTGGACCGAGTGGCCCGCGCCATCGGCCAAGACGATGAGCCCATTAACTGGGAGCCCGAAGCCCGCGCCGCGATCCGCGAGGTGGCCCGCTGGATAGATGCCGAGGCTCAGGAACGACAGTTGTCCCCCCATAACGGCGTCTACTCGGCGGCCGAGTGGCTGCGTGGCCAACTGGAGGCCACCCGATGACTGACATGCGCGCGAGAATCAGCCAGCTGATCACCGACAGCGGCACCTACCGCCAGGGCCAGCAGGATGAGCGCCACCGGCTGGTGAACATGATCGACATCCGCATCGATCAGCTGCGCACCGTGGCCGGCATCCGCAACCGCGAGCAGCTCAGCGCAGAGCTGCTCTACCTCCGCCAACACCTAGAACCATGAACCGCGTCCAACTCGACCAGCAGCGCGCCGACATGCTCGAGGCCCTCTACGAGCGCAGCGGCCGCGATGATCTGCCCTACGGCCACCCGCTCCGCTGCACCTACACCGGCCTGTGGCAGGAGTTCGCGCTGGAGATGGCGGCCAACTTCCGCGACACCGACTACCCCGAGCTGCTGGACAACGTGGTGCGCGCGATCGACGCCACCGAGTCGGTGATGACCCAGAAGCAGGCGCAGCAGGCGATCGAGGTCTGCCGCCAGCAGCTGCTCGGCCGGTGGCGGTGATGCCCAGCCCGTTCACCGAGATGAAGTGCCCGCAATGTGGTGGGCGCTTCAGGTGCGACAGCTCCGAGCGCAGCTATGACGGCCAGGTGCGCCGTCAGCGCCGCAAGTGTTACGACTGCGGCCACCGCGGCACCGAGTACGCCGTGACGCAGGAGTTCTTCAATGAACTGATCGCCGCGCGTGAGATCGTGACGAAACTGGCCAGCCACTACTGGGAGCTCACCGAATGACCGACCAGATCAACCCGGACCACTACAAGCGCGGCCCGGTGGAAGCGATCGACGTGATCGAAGCTGCCATCGCCGATGCGCCGCACATGGTGCCGGCCTACCTACAGGGCCAAGCGCTGAAGTATCTGCTCCGCCTCTGGTGCAAGGGCAACTCGCTCGAGGATGCCAAGAAGTGCCGGTGGTACATCGACCGGCTGATCGGCAAACTGGAGGCATGATGCAGCTGCCCAGCCTGAACCTGATCGAGCGCTTGGCGCTGTGGATCTTGGTGCGCAGCCACCGCACCAGCCTGGTGGTGGTGAAGGAGCTGCACTGGCCCGAGGTGTTCGTCGCCGCGGACCAGCGCGATGAGGTCGCCTGCTACGTGACCAGCGGCCAGCAGGATGAGCCCGCCTCGCACCTGCTCGAGCGGCTCTATCACTCACCGGCCTACGGCGAGTTCGAATGATCAGCCTGCACGCCGGCCGGCTGCTGCTGTTCTGCGATCGTGCAGACCGGACGTGGCACTGTCGGGTGAACCTCGGCCCAAGGGCTGAGCATCAGCTGGAGGCTGATACGGGCACCATCCAGCTGCAGGAGGCGCTCCTGCGCGCTCAGCGCATCTATCAGGCCGCGGTGCTGCGCATCCGGCCGGCGAGCTCGCCGCGGATGTGCTGGGATTGCCTGCAGTGGGAACCGGCCCGCAAGGCCTGCACGCTCGGCTTCCCTGAGGCTCGCCAGACTGGTGGCAGGTTTGCCGCGCGGTGTGACATCTATGAACCCGCCGATCGTCCTGAGCCGCACTGATCGCGGCGCCGGCTACATCGAAACGCTCGAGCCCGCTGGTGGTGGGGAGCTCTACTACCGCAGCTGCGCAGGTGGCACCTGCCGCTACAGCTCCGACCTCTGGCAGGCCGAGATCTACCTCGACCACCTTCTCGCTCGCTGACCCGATGGGGTATTTCAATTGCACTACTACGAAGGAGGCGTACTACCTGTCGATGGCGAATCGGCCGCGACCTGCGGGGGCGTCTAGTGCCTATCGCGGGGTGTCACGGAGCGTGAACCCGAAGCTGCCGTGGCGGGCGGCGTTGGGCTATCGCGGGGCCCGGTACTACCTGGGCAATCACGCCACCGAGCGCGAGGCGGCCTTGGCCTACAACCGGGCAGCGCTGCGGATCATTGGCGACCACGCTGTTATCAACGAAATCACCGAATGACTGACACGACACCAACGCCAGAGCAGTTCATGGGCGACGCCGAGCCACCGGTATGGGCAACCATTGAGCGTTATGCCAGACAGAACGACGAGTTCTCCGCGGCACTCCTGAGTATCAAGGCCAGAGTCGAGGCGCTGGAGGGCACTAACTCCAAACCAAGTCCTAATGATCGCCCAATTAGGAGTTCACTCGTGGAGCGGGTGGCCATCGCCATCAGCCGATGCGAAGACTCCTCCTGCTGGGACGACGAGGCTGTCAACTGGGAGCCTGAAGCCCGCGCCGCGATCCGCGAGGTGGCGGCGTGGTTGCGGAAGGTTCCATGGCCCAATGCTGCCACCGCCCTTGAGAAGGAGGTGGAGCGATGACTGACTTCCACTCCGCACCGTTCCAAGACTTCTCCACCGAGTTGCGCGACCCGTGGCCGGTGGTTGAGCGGCTGCGCATGGCACTGCGCGAGGCCGAGCGCTACTGCCTTGGCGCTGAGAACACGACCGGCCACTCCATCACATCCCTTCTTGAACTCTTGCCCAAGGAAGATGACTAATCAACGCCTTATCTCCCCGCCCGCTGCAGTCATCCGCCAATGGAAATGCGAATGGGACACCAACGGCGCCGCCCATTGCGATAAAGCCCTCTACGTTGCCGCAAAGGCTGCAACATGGGGCGCGAAGGCTGCCATTAACTGCGCCCTGAAAGACACTGCTTCATGTCACTGGCGTGTTGCCGATGGCCCCGAAGACGGAGTGCAGCTTGTACGAGCCAGTGATTTGATGGCTTGGGCTGCTGCCATTGGCAAGCGTTACGAGGTTGAAGAATGACCAGCCAACACCAGATCACTCCATCGCCGGAGCTGGTGGAGCAGTGGATTGAGGAAACAAGGTCTCACGACTGCATCGGCGCATACCCTGCGGATTTGGAACAATGTGTCGCCACCCGCGCCGCCCAATGGGGCGCCGACCAGGAGCTGGAGGCGTGCTGTGAGTGGGTGGAAGATTACGCAGAGTGCGGTCATTCGCTTCGCCTTGCCCGCCGCCCCGAGCCGCCGAGCTGGAGGGTAAGCAATGACTAAGTTGTCCCCCGCATCACAAGCGGTGAAAGATGCTGTTTTGGCACTCTATCCAGATAAGGCAACCCAGGACATTGGTTGGCCCCTCGACATCCCTACTATCGCCGC